CTCAAGTTCTACACCGAGAAGTTTAGCATTTTGCATCGACGTGAGTTTATTTACCTTTTCGGTAACGACCTTACGTTTCTGTTCTGATTTTATGATATCCACCCCCGATTTGAGTTTCAGTGCACTCATCGCTTTATCGCGTATCATCTTTAGCTCCATCGTGAGTGTTTGAACTTGCATATCAGTATCCCTTTTTAACTTATCAGTAGCATCATGTAACTTAAGTTGTATTTTTTTAAGTTCCTCCATAATAGCTTGACCTTTTTCAAGGGCGACCTTATCTCCCGCATCGGCGGCCTTCCCCAAGGGGGTAATTTCAGTTACGAGCGATTTGTTTTTTTCGAAGTGTGCAGCACTCATCTTCTGCTGTTTATCATTCGAATCTTTCTGTAATTTAATAATTTTCCTCTTAATGTCTACAGCCTTTTTCAAACCTTCACGCCCTTCGACGAGTTTAGCGTTAACACGTGCAGTTATATCAGTAACACTCATAGTTATTATACATTAACAAATTATTTAAGATTAAATTTAGGGGAAAATTGATTCGCATACAAGAACCCCCTGGGTGTTTCATTAAATTTATCATTCCGTGGTTCTACTGTACCATTTTTATCCAATAACGTAACCCCAGCAAGTAGAACGGTGACAAACCCGAGTAGTACGTAAGGCATTTATAATTATTAAATATTTTTAATCCGTTGACGAAGTGTCATACCATCACTTCCCGATGTTTCAACAATCCGTACACATTGATTTTCGTTGAAAATATTACCATGCGTGTCACAAAGTGGACAAGGTACTGACGGAGTTTCTGTCGGACCGTGGTTATGTCTTGGAATAGGCCGCTTTTTATTACGTTTTACCTTGCTGATAGGTTTTGGCGCGTCAGGGTCGTGTCGCTCACAATAATCCACCCCTGTGATACATGTACGTTTACATGGGTTACCTCGAATGTTGAGCCCCGTGCAACAGACCTTCTTCGCTCTCGGTGGTTTTGGTTTTTTAGGTTCATTTATGGGCCTAGAATGAACTTTACACGTCTCACAACCCACCATACAATATTTCATACACTGAGTACCCTTCGCTGTTATGAAGGGGCAGCGAACCTTTACCACCTTTGGTTTAGGTACACGCTTATTGTTTCTGAGATCTTCATTTTCCCGACGTAAAGATTTATTCTCTTTCTCAAGCGCTTCGATTTTTTTAGACAATTCGCACGACATTTTATTAAACTTACAATTATGAGGAAATGAATACTACTTAGGTTATTTATTTTGTTCTTATAAATCAAGATGGAAACTTCAATTCACGATATTCCTAAAAAGGTTCAGTACATTGTAATTGATTCTAATTTTGTAAATGGTTCAAATAATACATTCTCGTTAGATCTTACACTGAAATCCAATACACACGTCGAAGACTTTGGGCGTGTATTAGGTGTAAAGATGGTTGATTTTTACATTACACAGGTCGGTGGAGAAAACCCCATTAGTGACAGTCACCCGAGTGATATAGCCAAGTTTGTCGATGTTATATGTCCAGACATTCCAAAGGTTGCACAGATGTTGGACGAACGACATGGACAAATTTTGGCGAGAGTTCCATTAGAACGACATTTTAATAACTCTTCACATACAGTTATCCGGGATAAACAATGGAAAAGTTTTAACCGGAAAACTAACTATTTCAATCCCATATCGATTAGGAAGTTAAATTTCAGTATATATGAACAACAAGATGACGGCGACTATGTAACTCTACAACCAGATTCTAAATGGTTTATGATTTTGGAAATCACCACCGTTGACGTAAAAGAAAAGCCGATTAATAAGGATGTTCAAATTTTGGAAGCTTTACACGCTCTCATCGGGAAGATTGATACATTGAATTCAAATGTCAAAAAACTTCCGGAGAAAGAAGAAGAAAAACCTAAACGCAAGAAATATTCATTTAATTATATTTTATTAGCTCTCACGATACTCACGGGTGGATATATATTTTATAAAAATAGAGGTGGAGGTGGGGGAATTCCACCATCGATGGGAATCCCACGCTAGATTAACGTATCATATAAATTATCATTAGCGGGACTCTGATACTTCCCATCGGTCCATCTATTATTATCCTTTTCAACCGCCTTTACATGAAGTATAGCTAATTGTGGGAGAGCCTCCAGTGCAACCTTCTTTTTACATCCCGTTATCACTTCATGTAAACTATTAGTATACCTTATTCCGGGGTCATTTTTATACACCCGACACATAAAGTCTGGCCAATTAACCCAATCCATTTCATTCACAGTAAATTCATGTGCATTGTACCACCCATCAGTCGCACCTAAACAAATATTAAGTCTAGGAATCATTATTAAATCCGCGCCAGAATCACTAATAATTTGTTTGATGTTTTTTATAAGGTGTTCCTTCGGCATTTCATCTGGATCTAACATGAAAATAAATTCACCGGAGCAGTTCTCGATGTGAAAGTTTCTATGCGCACTGAAATCACCATCAAAATCTCGTTCACATGTTACTATATCATTTTTAAAATGGTTCACAACACTTATCACTCTGGAAGTAACGTGTTTAGTATCCACTAAAACGTTAATTTCATCTTCCGTATCCTTCACTTGTTTCAAAAACGCGATGAGGGAGTATAAATCCCGAGACTCGTTGCATACCATAATTGAATATGAAATCTTCATTTGAATAATTAAAGATAATTACCTTTAAATATATATGATTCCTAAAGTCATTCATAAGGTGATTATCGTAGATGGGGGGGGACTTCCCATACTTCCTGAAGGAATGATAAACGCGGTTGAAACGTGGATCAGAATAAACCCGGGGTATAAATTGAAATTTTATTCAGGTAATGAGTGTATTGAATATATAAGGAAATATTTCGATAAAGATGTTCTAGATGCGTATACTGCATTGAAACCATACTCTTATAAATGTGATCTGATGCGCCAGTTGATATTATATAATGAGGGTGGGTGGTACACAGATACTAGAATGGTATGCTACGAACCCATAGATAAATTAGCGTCTATGAATAAAGAATTTTATGTATGCGTTGACACACCTCAACAACAACTGTGTATGACGAACGGGTTCATAGGGTCAATCCCAAAACATCAAATTTCCAAGAAGATGATTGATATAATTTTATGGAACGTGACTCACAGGCATTATGGTATGGACTGTCTCGCGCCGACCGGGCCGGGTGCGTATATAAATGCATGTATCGATCACATTAGAAAATTCCCCGACAAATGTCTGATAGGAAAACACGTAATAGAAGACGGAGAACAATTTATAGATTTTATATGTGGTCGAATTGCTAAAGTAAAATATAATAACGCCAAAGGCGGTGATAACAATGATATAACCGGTGGGAATGATTACGGTGAAATGTGGAGAAACTGGGACGTCTATTTAACTTGATCAAACAATTTAGAGGTTTTTGCCCATTTCATTTTTTCAATAGTTGGCTCCTTTGTATGCGAAATTACGAGATCTTCATATTCATTTAATTTCATATTTGTAAAATACTTAAAAATTATCCCTTTATATAATAAATGTGTGGCATACTCACCACATTCGGCGAGGAGGTTGACGTCCCCGAAGATCTCCTTTCACACAGAGGGCCCGACGCGTACAAAACTAAGACGATTGGTAAATGTCGCATGGATTTCTACCGCCTTAAGATCAACGATCTTACAGATGCCGGTATGCAACCTTTTACACACCGGGGTCACATGTTAACATGTAACGGTGAAATTTATAATCACAGAGAATTTCGTACCGGCGCCGAAGTGAGTACGAGTGATTGCGAAGTTCTGATACCTCTCATAGAGGACTATGGAATCATGAAAACCGTCGAACTTATCCGAGGAGACTTCGCGTTTACGTATACCGATGGGAAGCGGGTATTGGCGGCTCGCGATCCATACGGGGTCCGACCACTATTCTTCACACGGTATGATAATGGCTCAATCGCATTTGCAAGTGAAGTTAAGGCGCTCATGTTTATGAAATCCGAAATACATATTTTTCCACCGGGACATATATACGATTCGGCTTTAGACGATTTCGTGTGTTACCACAAATCATACTGGCATATATATAATCACGTATCCAACGTTGACAATGGTACAGTAAAAACGTGTCTCGAATCATCGGTATTGAAGCGTCTCGAAAACACTGACCGCGAAACGGGGTTTTTGTTGTCGGGTGGCCTCGACAGTAGTCTCATCGCTTCTATAGCCGCAAAGAAACTTGGTAAAATTAAGACATTTTCGGTCGGCCTCAAGGGAAGTCCCGATCACGAAGCGGCGCGTGTCGTGGCGAACTATATAGGGAGTGATCACTCGGAAGTATATTTTACCATAGAACAAGGTCTAAATCTGATATATGAAGTTATTAAATCCCTGGAATCTTATGATACCACGACTGTACGAGCGAGCGTTCCAATGTGGATTCTTTGTAAATATATCAAAGAAAATACGGATTGTAGATATATATTTTCGGGTGAGGGTGCGGACGAAATTCTGGGAGGGTACCTGTATTTTCATAACGCACCTGGCGTTGTTGAATTCGCACTCGAAAATATGAGACGTTTGCGTCTGATTCACCAATTTGATGGGTTACGTGCAGATAGATGCGCGAGTGCACATGGCCTCGATCTCATCGTACCATTTCTTGACGTAGATTTCGTGGATACGTGTATGAATATGAACCAGAATGAAAAAGTTGGGAAAGTTGAAAAGGCTGTACTACGTAAAGCTTTTGAAGGATATTTACCCGACAAAATTTTATGGAGACGTAAAGACGGTATGAGTGACGCGGTTGGTACGAATTGGGTACAATCGATTAAACAGTATGCTGAAACGTATATAAGCGATCGACGATTTTCCAAAATTAAAGATCAAGCGAAGGGGTACAATATACCACTCACTAAGGAAGAGGCGTTGTACCGAGAAATATTTTGGAATTTATACGACCATGACAATGATCACCTGATAAGTGAAATTTGGCGACCGAAGTGGACATGTATCACGGATCCAAGTGCGCGTCTTTTGATTAACGAATCTACATAACATTACCCTTTTCATCTAACGCAAATACTAAATACGGTGTTCGCTCAACCGTTTCTAAATTTTTTACCGATAAACATATACATCTTTCTATAATAGCGTTCGGGTATGCGGTTTGAACGACCTTTTCAAATTTATCAAGACCTTTGAGTTGTTCTTCAGCTTTTTTATACCCTTGATCACCACTTTTACCCTCAATAATGTAAACTTCATCATTCATTTTCAGTACCAGATCGGGAATATTCATCTTCTTTGGTATAGAAACGTATCCGTCCTGCCCCGAAAATTTACTCCTTGCACCACCCGCGTGGTTATGAAACAGTACATCAAATCCACTTGTCGTTGCAAGTACATGAAAAAGTATTGTCGACAACTTCTCAGATACAGATCCAGCTAATTTTTTGTAATACGAACCACTCAAAGGTGTCCCAAGAGATGTCACGTGTTCATGCCCAGAAAGACGAAGGTCTACCTGACGGTTAGCCATCATGAATTTATGACTAGAACCACACAATTTCATGACACCGTGAGACGTCACACGTATTTTACATGTAGGTATCATGTGATGGATCGTATATGATAAGAGTGAAACGATGCCAATGTTCGGATCACTGGAAATCTGACAATTACTCCCCTTCGAGAGGCGAGCATTGATATCGAATTCGTCAAAACTCTTCCGATATACGAGTAAAGGTGTGTTCTGTGGTCTCTTTTTTATTGAATTTACGTCAAACACCAACTCATCGACAGTCTTAAAAGGTTCAATATTTTCCAACATATCCGTAAATGGTTCATCCCGGAACCTTAATATCGCATCATGCGTTTTATATAACCTCGAATGTAATTTTGCAGTGTCCGTTCCAAATGTTGGGCGTTGAGAATACATGAACATAAAAGGGATACCCGGATAATACTGTCGACTAACCACTAATTTTGTCGCACGTTGCCCAAAACATGTATTTCGTGATTCGGATTCTGTCGTTTGTGTAGCTTCTACGAGTAAAATTGGTTTGTCGTTTTCTAGGATTATATAGTCACACATAGACCCCCCAGGTTTGATGAATTCTATTGATATATTTTCAAAACCGCGGATATTTAGCATCCATGTCCACATACCATCGTCGTTGAATGGTACATCGTAAACTACTTTATCTACGCGTTTTTTGAATATATATGAAAGAATGCACGCGACATCTTCTTCTTGTGGGTATTCTTCAGTTAATATCGTAATCATATTTATATTTTCTACGAACTATTATAATCACTTAGGTTTAATCTCGTAATAGACTTATCAAAAATCGTGTAATCTTTCTCAAAACCGGTATATATACGATTAGTATTCATACACGCGATAGCCAGTGTCCCTGATCCCATACACGAATCAAGAACGACATCACCTTCATTACTGAATGTTTTGACCAGGTACTCTATCAATGGTAATGGTTTTTGTGTTGGGTGTATACATTTACCTTCATTTTTAAATTCGAGTATACTCCTGGGATAATTCATGACTGTTTGGACGTAGTCGTCTTGCACTTTACGCCCCTTACGGTGGTCAGTATTGCCAGTCTTACCTTTCATAACCTTATTACACTCTACGGTACCCTGTGGATTATACGTCATTTTGTTTTTCGCATTTTTAGATGTTTTACCGTTCGAAAATATGAGTATATCTTCGTGTTCACACAGAACTTTATAAGGTGCTTGCGCAAATCCCCCTGGTTTGGATTTCTTCCATACGAGTGAATATTTAAACATTTTAAAATTCGACGCCACTAGACGACTCGTAAATGGCTGCTGCCCGAATAAGACTATATTTCCATAAGGTTTAAGTATACGCGTATACTCTTTCCACATCGCGTCCAAGTCAACGACCGTGTCCCACTTACACTCAGTGACACCATACGGTAGATCAGTGCATATGAGACTCACACTCGCATTGGGAATGCGTGTTTTCATTCCACTTATACAACACTCGTTAAAAATTTTATTTTTCCAGTCTAGTCGTTCACGACGTGTACATATATGAAGTTTTTCTATAACTTTTGAAGCCCCTATACCGTTACATGTAAACCTTTTATGATCAAATTCAATACATTCGTAATCACCGTAACTTTTGAAAATATTTACAATTTCAGTTTCGGGAATGATACCCTCGTTATTATAGCTCATGATTATGAGTTTTGCTTTATTTTTCCCCATAAATTCTTTGAGTTCATCTACACATTTGGGTTTAGAGCACCACGCAGACTGTTGTACAACTAGTGGTGTACCGGTCTTGTTATCTTTAATTCGTATATCTTCTTCGTATCTGGACAAGGTCTCGAGTACGTGGTAATATGTCGCATAGTTTCGTTGATTATATGGTGGATCCATATAGATTACGTCATAGTCTTGCTCGATGATATGTTTCGCGTCGCATATATATGTTTCACCCCTAGGCGCACACGTATTATCGATTAATTTACCAAGAATAAATGGTTTGATTGCACGCGAGTCCCAATTTTCATTGTATGCACCGTACGTACCCGGTATATTCGAAAATTTTGAAACCGATTCTATGATATTTCCGAGAAGTAGCATATACGTGGCATAGTTTATCGTACCATCATGTTCCCACGTACGTATTTGTTTACGCATAGCGTCAATCTTTGCGGCATTTTCGGTTGTGAAATACTTACGCCCACCCTCGGGTGAGTACAATTTCGTGATTAGACCATGAACAGGTGGTAGAGCATTCAACTGTGAGATATAGTCATCTATATTCGTATCTTTTGGTACCCTCGTGCGACAATAACAGAGTACATATGCATAATGATTTATGTCACATGAACTCACATCTTCGAAATAGTCGCATAATTCGCGTGATACACACCCCGTACCACCAAAACAATCTAAAACTTTAGATTCTACGGGAACTCTCTTGCGTATCTCGTCGATGATGTTTGTCGCGAAAACGTTTTTGTTCCCGAGATATCGCATATACAAATTAGTCCTTTTAACTTTAAATGCTATACATTATTATGTTACGTAAAACAATTTTTGAACAGGTGGATAGTATAAAAAAACTTATATATCTTCCACCTAAACTTTCGCGCCCGGATATCACGTTTAATCAATTGTTAATACTGGAAAAAAATATAGAAAAAGTTTTTCAAGAATTACAGAATGTTAATTATATATTAGAAAGATATTATCCGAATCGACGCTCGGGACCTCGTTGAATGAGATATATATGGTCGTACATGTGCAGTAGTGCAATGGTCAACGCAAACGTAGAAATGATTACAGTGTTCGCTTTTCTTGCGATCCATACATGCGCAATAATCAGGCCAATCAATACGAGTTGAACGACACTGAGTTTGGGTAGTTTACGAATGAAGCGTTTATCGAGTGTATCAACCTTTTTGGTTGGTTCAGGGGTTGCGTACGTAGATTGTGTTTTATATCCGGGCATTTATTATATACAGATGAAATATTTTTCGATCCTCCTGATACTGGTAGCATTCGACTATTTGAAGAGTCCAATTGATCGATTATATTTCAATTCACCAATGCGTCCATTATACGGAATACGAAATACTCTAATTGATATTTTCATGTATAAATCGGAATATAGTATACAAAAATTTAAAGGGTTAGGAGTATTACAGCCAAATTGCGAAGATATACGTAAAGAATATGATAAATATTCAAAAAAAATAAAAAAACAATACTTTCACGATGAAGATCCATGGTTTTCTCCAAACAAAAAATATTATTATTACAAAGCGTGTTATTTCCCAAAACTATATACTTTATTGCGTCAAGTGCCATGTATACGAAAAGACACTGCTGTGATAGCTGTTATGGGGGGTACACATCATATACCGGCACACCGCGCAGAATCTAATTTATACCTGAGGTATCATCTCACTATAAAGGGTGGTGGTGAATGTACACTTTATACTGACACTGGAAACCATTCACACACTGAAGGTTCTGAATTTTTATTTGATCACTCTAGATACCACGAAGTTAAAAAACCAAGTGATGGAACCAGAGTTGTACTTATTTTAGATGTACATAGATTTTTTATACACCGGGGAGAGTCTTCTTCTTAGGCACAACGACCTTCTTAGGCGCAGCTGCCTTAGTCTCGACAGGGGTCTCGGTGACACACGCGGGGCCCATTGCACCACGAGAACCTTGTGGACCGGGTGGGCCCTGCGGGCCTTGGGGGCCCGATGGGCCCACGGGACCCGAACCGGAACCTCCAAGTTCGACCTGATCGATCAATCTCGTAATGGCATCGTAAATACGCGACTTATCGATACGTGTACGTTTCAGTTCTTCTTCAATTTCTTTGCGCAGAGAGTCCATTGTATATATATAAAAGAAAGATTATCTTTAATACATATGATCATCATCGGTCCCACTCTCAAATCTGGGATCGGACAACATGCAAATAAATATGCACGACTCTTTCCCGAACAAGCGTATCATCTGATTGGGAGCGAGCTTCCAGAGTCCGAACACGGCCTGATATTTATGATCCCGGTAAGGAATCAAATTGAATATATCAAGTACGCGAAAACCCGTGTAAAGAATCTGGCGTGTATGACAGTGTGTGAAACCGAAACTGTACACGAAGATTATGGGTTACTCACCGAACATTTCAGTAAAATATTTGTACCCAGTACATTCTGTAAACGTGTTCTATCTCGTCAATTTCCAAATACAACCTTTGAAGTCATTCATGCACACATTCCACCTGTAACTAAAAAACCGTATATATTTTACCATATCGGAAATATCATGGACCCTAGAAAGAAGTTTCGTGACATACTAATGGCATTTGCTCGTCTAAATGAACCAAATACACGACTCGTTGTTAAAGCCACAAGTAATCAAGATATACAGATCAAATTCCCAAATGTAGAAATTATAAATGGCCTTATTTCAGATGAAGAAATGGATACTTTGCATAATAGATCAGATTGTTATGTGAGCTTTTCACATTCTGAGGGTGTTGGTATGGGTGCAGTAGAAGCCGCTATGCGCGACAAACCCGTTATCATAACAAACTATGGGGGTGCACCAGAATATATTAAAACGCCATATACGATTGATTGTGAACTTCAAGAGTTGGAACAAGATGATTTCTTATTCAAAAAGGGAATGACCTGGGGGAAGCCAAACTTCGACCAACTCTTGGAGTTCATGACACACGCATATTCTAATGATGTCCGTAAAATGAACCACGAACACACGAGACAACTTGTAAGCAAGGACTCTGTATTACGCGAATTCATCAACAATATAATTGGTAATGAAAACGACGAGACCAGTGAGAATAGCCCCAGATCCTAGGGCACCCTTCTGAGAAATGAGAAACATAATCAGATCATCGATAAATCCAATACCGGTAGGTTTTTTGAGTATATCGGGCATGATCTTGGCGATCGCTAAATAAATGACCATCGAAATGATCACTGGTTTTAACGTATCTTGATCAAACATTTATAGTACACTCACAAAATAATACGCTTAACACCCAACACCTTTTCGGAATCCTTGAGTGTATGTTTTTTACAGAAACACCCATTTACCGCCCTGAATGAACATTTTTTTCCTTTCATTGTCAAAGCTTGACAAATTCCACCGGAATTCCTTTTCGCGATGATCCTTTCTGGGACGTCATCGAGAAAAACAATCGTATGGGATCGTTTTCGTTCCGCGTGTGCCTTATACGAGAGGCGCATCTTCTCGACACTACGTAATAAATGTTCGTCGTGAATGTTCATCTTTTCAACTTGAAAATTAAACTATTTAAATGTAACTTAGGCAAACTTTCCACTTCTTATACGCGTAACATCTTCAAAAATTGGTTTGAGTTCTATCGTTTTCGTATTTTTACAGAATTTCTCACGGGCGTCTTTCACCATATTCATGATCGTCACACTCTCAATAATGGTGTCATCACTCGTACACAGTCGCGCCTTAATCTTCTCGTACACAGCCACCATCTCTTCAGAGAAGATGATCGCGAGACCTTTAACAGCTTCGGACCTGAATGACGCGTTTTGGACTTTGGTCTTTACCATTCCGGTAATCTTATCGAGACGCGATATAACGTCTTTGCATGATATCTTTTGATTCTTACCAACCATGAGTTTGGTTAATTTTTCATCAGACACTATGGTACATAATACCGACCTTAGGGTATCACTTGACCGATTTTCGACGTTATCGAGAAAATCGAGTACTTCGTTTTCACCTCGGGTGAACGATATACCAAATATCCCGTCATTTCCACCTAGAGGTTCTTCTGATGTAATGACCTTCTCAACGACGACCGTTTCAGTCTTAGGTTTCCTCACCATCATAACCACTAGGGCTATAACGAGTACTAAAATTATAAATCCAAGCGCGGGAACAATCATAGTAGTATTTAAAGTAATAGAACATTTTTATTTTATGAAATTGAAATGGGTATGTGAATGTTATAAATGTAAGGCACCATTACACCCATCGATATGTAAGACCACGAGTATGGAACGTCGGATTATATCTCATTACAAGCGGATACGCCCTATATTTATGATAAATAACTGTATGAGATATTCATTCATTGGTAAAAAGGTAGTACGAGTATGTTATTGGTGTTTTAGGAATACATCTAAAAATGTACACCAATCATTAAGGGAACGCGAAATAGGGAAACGCGCATATGTACAAAGTAAATCAATTTCGGCTATTGAAATGTGTAACTGGTTCAACGGATTAATGCGATATATTCAAAAATCTACACGGGGTTCCAATAGTTACTTATGTGATACTTATTGATTTTAACATCGTAATTGAAAATGAAAATATATTATACCTAAGTTAGAGTTTACAATTGTAATCAAAACAAGTAATAATGGAAAGTGTTCAAAAACTCACCCACATCGAGCACATTCTTAAGAGACCAGACTCGTATGTCGGTCCAGTTGAATTGGGGTCCGAACCCTATTGGATTCTCGATGGTGAAAAGTTTGTGAAGAAGACTGTCAAGTATTCTCCGGGGCTCTTGAAAATATTTGATGAAATTCTAGTCAATGCCATCGACCGGAACTCACTACATCCCAAATATGTCAATTCCATAGCCGTCGCTATAGATAAAGAGGTTGGGTCTGTCACGATTGAGAACAACGGTCCCCTCGGCGGTATTTCTGTAAAAATGCACGAGAAGGAGGGACTCTGGAACCCCGAACTCGTATTCGGGCATCTTCTCACAAGTACCAACTACGATGATACACAAAAACGCATCGTCGGTGGTCGAAATGGGTATGGTGCCAAGTTGGCGAACATTTACTCGACAGATTTTTCCGTTATCATAAAGGATCATGAGACTAAACAAACATATACTCAAAAATGGTCAAAAAATATGACAGTATGTGAGAAACCAAAAATAAAAAAACATTCAGGTGCAACGTCGTCCGTCGCCATAACGTTCACCCCAGAGTGGAAACGATTCGGTATGTCAAAGATGGACGATACCATTTACAACATCTTTCAGAAACGTGTATGGGATTCAAATATCTGTACCACACAGAATTGTAAAGTGAAGTTCAACGATGAAATTCTCCCCAAGCAAAACTTCGAGGCATACGCCAAAATGTACCAAGGTGTCGAACATATTTCGTGTGTAACTGGCGACAGATGGTCTGTATGTATAGGACCTTCCGAGCATGGTATGGAGCAAGTGTCGTTCGTCAATGGACTGTGCACGACGAAAGGTGGTGCGCACGTAGATCACGTGGCGAACCACATCGCCAACAGCATCATCGATGATATGGCTAAGAAGATCAAATTAAAGCCTCAGCAGGTGAAGAACGCGTTTACAATCTTTGTTCGAGCTACACTCGAGAACCCAACCTTTTCGAGTCAGGTCAAGTCTGAGTGTACTTCAAAGGTTGCCGACTTTGGAAGTAGGTTTGACCCACCGAAAAACTTTATCAAGAGTGTTCTCAAAACAGGTATCGCCGACGAACTTTTGGCACTCTCCAAGTTTAAGGAGATGAAGGAACTCAAAAAAACCGACGGTGCTCGTAAATCGAAGATTATTGGTATTCCTAAACTGGACGATGCGAATAAAGCCGGGACGATGCAGTCGAATAAGTGCACCCTCATCGTTACAGAGGGTGACTCCGCGAAAACGCTCGCCGTGGCGGGTCTTTCTGTAGTCGGTCGGGACCATTATGGTGTATTCCCACTCCGTGGTAAATGTAAGAATGTTCGAGATGTTTCCATTGCGCAACTCACCTCAAACCAGGAATTCAACGATCTCAAGAAGATTTTAGGGCTTCAACAGGGTAAGGAATACACGAACGTTTCGGATTTACGATACGGACGTCTCATGATCATGACAGACGCAGATAATGATGGAAGTCACATTAAGGGGCTCATTCTCAACATGATTCATTACTTTTGGCCGAGCCTTCTCAAACTCAACTTCGTAGTGAGTATGGTGACGCCGATCATTAAAGCAAGTAAGGGTTCGGAATCCAAGTCGTTCTATACAGACTCGGCGTTTAGAACCTGGTATGGTTCGGGTAAGTCTGGTTGGAAAATTAAATATTACAAGGGTCTCGGTACCTCTACATCTGCTGAGGCGAGAGACTACTTTAAGAAAATTGCCGACCTTACGGTGAAGTTTGATATGGATATGATGACTGATGACTCGATCATACTCGCATTTGACAAGAAAAAGGCTGATGCTCGTAAAACGTGGCTACTTGAGAACACCGCGAAAGATGCCAGTCAACTCGAAGTTCCATATGGGAATGTAAAGCAGTTGGATATTTCCGACTTTATTCATAAGGACCTGGTAAATTTCAGCCTCGCGGATCTCAAACGGTCAATTGCACACATGGCCGATGGTCTCAAACCTTCGCAGCGTAAAGTTATGTATTCGTGTTTCCAGAAGAATCTCAAAGATGAGATGAAAGTTGCACAATTGGCCGCGTATGTGGCTGAGAAGAGTTCGTATCATCACGGTGAAGTATCACTAGCGGATACTATCGTGAAGTTGGCGAATGATTACACTGGTTCTAACAATATTAATCTCTTAGAACCGTGTGGTCAATTCGGCACACGTCTCATGGGTGGTAAAGATGCGTCTCAAACGAGGTACATCTTCACGAAACTCACCAAAGATGCACGGAAGATTTACGATCCAAAAGACGACGCCATTCTCAATTACTTGGACGACGACGGCCGTTCCATTGAACCTGACTTTTACATGCCCACCATACCCATGGTTCTAGTGAATGGTACAGAAGGTATCGGTACGGGTTTCAGTTGCTATGTACCACCCTTCAATCCTAAAGATATCCAAGCGAATATACTTAATTTCATCAATGGAAACGGAATTCAGAAGATGGCACCATGGTTCCGTGGATTCAGTGGGAGAGTTTTCTACGAAAATGATTTATGGGTCACGGAAGGTGTATGGAAAGTCGTAGGGCAAACTATAAAGGTATCAGAATTACCACCCGGTCGTTGGACGCAGGATTACAAAGAACACCTCGACACACTCACAGAAAAAAAGATCATTAGTTCATACACGAATAATAGCACGACGGACCACGTCGACTTCGTTATCCACGAGTACAGTGGTAAAGATATCATAAAGGATTTGAAACTACAAAAAACAATTCGAACGTCGAATATGCATTTATTCCACCCGATCAGGGGTATTCACAAGTATGAAAGTCCCGAACTAATCCTCATGGATTTTATCAAACTTCGCCACGAATATTATATTAAACGGAAGGAGCATCTCATCAGCGTTCTCGAGAAAAAAACGGCATTACATGACAGTCGGGCAAAGTTTGTCACTATGGTTATTAATGGGACGTTAACTGTATTCAGGCGTAAAAAAAGGGATCTCGAAGTGGAACTATCTAAACAATTTCCAACCGTCGATGGGTCATATGACTATTTATTGAATACCAAGACAGTTGAATACACAGAAGAACGCGTGTCGGCATTACTCGAAGAGTCTAAACAATTGAAAGCGGAACTCAACTTAACTAGAGTTACCTCACCGTTGAATATGTGGGAAACTGATATTAAAAATTTGTAGATAGTAGATAGGTATGATCGTCAAAGGTCCCAACACCGGCGCTATCATTTCATTAAATGCTATAGGACAACAAGACACGTATTTAACAAGCGACGATCCTGATAAATCATTCTTTAATTATAAAACGAAACAACATTCAACTTTCACAAAGTTTCATAGAAATACAAAGGTTGACAATCCACGTGCAAAAGCTACATGGCCCATGGGAGAGACAGTTATAGTTACAATGAATCCACGTAATATGGGCGATTTATTATCAAATATGTATATCGTCGTTGACTTCCCGGGTATTACTGGTACTTCTAATGTCGCTGATCAGGTTGGTCGTCATATCGTCGAATCCGTGAGTATGCACGTCGACGAGATTGAAATTGAAAAATATTACGACGATTGGGGTATCATATATGATGAAATGTATCTCGATGCATCTGAGAAGCGCACTAAGCGATACACAATCAATCGCAATCTCGCAGAAGGGACGTCGATGGAAAATGACGAGTCAGTGGTAAGAAATTCATCTAAACTCATGATTCCAATCCCTTTATTCTTTTCTAGAAAGTATGAAGGTGACGAATATTCAACGAATCTTCCCAATCGACCATATTTTCCAATATGTGCGATTCATAAACAGAAAATAGAATTCAAAATAAAGTTCAGACCACAAACGTTTTTTACAAACTCTGCAGATACCATCACGTTTGATAATTTCAATGTAGTCACGGAAGAGATGACAGTGTCGCCGATTGAACGGTCATTTTTAATGACACGAAAACAGGTTGTCACGACCGATGTTGTAAAACGTCATCCATCAGTGGAAACTGAAATTGGGGTGAATGAAGTTAAACTCCAACTTGTACCCAAAATCCCTGTAAAAACTATATTTTGGTTTCTGAGAAACAAAGAATTTGAAGAT